GATATTGGTTTATTACTTTTATTTACTAAAGCTTTAACTATCTCTCTAACTCTTTTTGGATTTTTTAATAGTGCGGACCCACAACCACAATCAACTATTTTTTTCATAGGGCAACCCATGTTAAAATCAATCAAATCAACTTTATCTTTTAGCGGGGCTTTGATTTCCTTGTGCCGTTCATCCAGTGCGCTGATTACTTTGCCAATAGTAAAACGATCCGAGCGGGCCTTTTTCTCATCATCAGGATTGGTCAGATCATATACAATGTCATCATAACGCTGTTTAAATTCCTGTAACTTCGCCTCGAACTCATCGAATTCAATAATCTGATTCATTTTAAAGCCTCCCTTGTCCACGTTTCTATATTGAGAATTTCTCTTTATAATCTCGCCGGTAACGTAAAAATTCTTCGTAGTATTTATCAATATCTTCACTGACAACAGGGTTGCCAAATCCGCTTTTGTTTTTGGAATTAAGCGGGATAATTACCATCTGTTTTACGTCTTTAACACGCTTGTCGTCTGATTTTGAGTACGCAGAAACTTGACAGAAATCCATCTCTTTAGCTTCTCTGCACTTGAAATCAAACACTGTTTTGATTCCTTTGTACTCTCCGATCATATCGAGTGTTCCAGTGTAAAAATCTTTAATGTTCCAAATCTTAACCTCGTTTTCTTCAAATTTAATATCTTTTCCAAATTTCTCCATGAACCCTAAAAAGTTTATCTCGCCAAGAGTATCCCAAAGAGCAAGAGAACCTTTTTTAAGAATTATCTTATCTTTGTCGTGTATAAAATCTAAATCCCACTTACCGGTTTTTACCCAATTCCCGATCATAGAGTGAATTGCCGTTCCTCTGCAACCGTACTGAGAAAGCTCATCTTCTTTGACATAAAACTCAGTATCCCAATATAAAATATCCGTAACGTGTGGGTACATTCTTCCGTCCGGTCCTTTGGTAAAACGAAGATTTCCGAATATCTCTTTCAGTTCCTCGGTCTTTATGTTCTCTCGATCTCGGTTAAACAGATCGTCAAGCTGTGCCTTGATCGTTTTTAGCCGTTCAATACGCTGTTCGTCCGTCATTACTTCGCCATTGGTTTCAATTATCTCTTTTACACTGTAATGAGGATTATAATTCTCAAACTGCCTGCGCGGTATTTTCCCACTGACGCTTACGGTTATTTCAATTTGTTTAATCAATTCCGGTCTCCTTTTTGTTTGTTCCGTTCAAAATACGTCTTAAGAATTTCTCTAACCACATGGGAACGGCTGATGCGTTTTCTGTGGGCTTCATTCTGCACCTTCTTTATTAAATCCGCGTCAACAATATAGATGTTCATTTGATCACCCCTTTATGTCGGTAAGATAGCATACTAGCCCAAACCTGTCAAGAACTTTTTTCTTTTATTTCCTTCCAAGACGACAACTTGCATTTGTTCTTTTACAAGTCTTATAATTTCGTCCAAGTCCGAATTAGCTTCAGCCGATAAATTATCCCTATTCAGACCGCATAAGAGCAACAACTCCTTTTTATGAAATTTATACTGATCCCGTAACCATTCGAGTTTTTCTTCTTCAAAACTTATTATAGAACGCTTCCTTTTTCTTTCTAGCCCAAAACGGGTAGTTATCATCCTGAATCATTTCCGGTTCGCCTTGAGGATTAACCCAATACAAATCGTAATTTTCGGCGTATTCTTTCGTTTTGTTATCAAAATCAATCAAGGCGCATAAGGTTTGAGGTATTCCAGCCCTGCTCTTTGCGTAACGTATGAAAGTCGGGTAAACCATCGTATGATAATCGTATTTTGAATAACACGGTGTAAGAAGGATTGTTGTTGATGAAATTTTGGCTATATTTGAAGTCCCGTGCAAATCTTCTATGTCGGGTATTCCACGATCCCTTGTCTTTTTTCTTAAATGTGAAATCAAGGCTACTGGAGTAGATAGTTCTTCGGTGTATCTTTTTATCTCTCGCATAATCCTTGTGGTGTGTATATTTTCATTGTCATTTGAAACATTATCAAAATAATGAAGGTGGTCTATCACTATCAAGTCAAACTCTGATCTATATTCTTTAACCCCAAAAGGATTGGCTTCGCACGGCTCTTGAACATAAACGCTTCTTATATTCATTTCCAACCCTTTCATTATCCCGTCAATATCGTTCATGTTTTCCTTCTCAAACACAAAAAGTCTATTGCTTAATTTTTCGTTTATGTATGCTTCGGCCTGATTTTCGAGATCGTTTACTATCGGATCTTCTATTTTTCCCAAAACGTAATTTGGGTAACTCATGTCCATAGGATGTCCGTTTAACCAAAATTTGTTTCGATAGTAATTCTGACTTATATGGTTAAATTTTAACCTACGCCAAACCTCGTCCTTGTCTCCTTCAAGAGATATTAGGGCCACCTTTTTGCCGTTGGCCGAATTTCTAAAAGCTAACTGATTGGCTAGTTCTGATTTTCCTATTCCAGAATCCGCCCCTATAACCACAAGCTCTGACCGCATGAGCCCTCCTAAAGCGTCATCAAGCGGTTTTATGAAGAATTTACAATGATTCTCTTTTTTAAGTGATTCTCGCCTTATTCTTTCCCGTTGCATCCCTTCAAAAGCATGAATAAACATCAGTAAACCTTTATCTTTTCTGGTTTTGCGCTTTCAGCCATAAACTCAGCCCATTTTTTATTTCCCAAAGTTTCAAGTGTCCAGCTATAACCCTTTTCTTTTGCGTCTTTATTTAACCAATCAATGCCTTTTTTTATAAGTCCAATATCTTGTGTTGTTTGAAGTAATTTTTTGCCTGCCGACATAAATCTCGGCCATTCTCCGGCAGACACATTTTCTTTTAAAAACCCTTTTGTTGTTAGGTAGTGCCCCACAAGTTCTTTTATCTCCGCGTTGAAGTTTGCTTGCGGTTTGCTTGGAGTTTGCTTGCGATTTGCTTCTTTCTCTTCCTCTTCGTTCTTCTTTATATTACTCTTACTCTTTATCTGTGTAACGGATTCGTTACGGACTTCACCATTTTCCGTTACGATGTCTAAAAAGTTGTGTAACATTTGTATTGTTAAGGACATTTGACGCTTTTTTATATCAAAACCTTTTTGGGAGTGGCGAGACTTAACAAGACGTAACCGTGTTTCATATTTTATTGCGTTCAAAACACTTTGGTCTTTTCCGTTTATTTCTTTTTCGTACAGATACAGCCCAATATCTGCGGAGTTTGCTATTTCTTTCGAGCTTGCTATGTTTTCGATTTTGATTGAGCCGGATTTTGACGAGGCTTTGTCAACTTGTGCAGGTGTAATGATTGGTTTATTGAGATTAAGAGCACCACGTTTCAGTTTGAGAACCATTTGGCGGAGACGTTCTGTTTCGTTTTCTTTTCCTTTTGGGTCGGCAAGAAGTTGTAAATAATCCACCATGATGATGTCCGGATTGTAGTTTATTGCTTCGCTTAACACGTCTTCGGACGTGATCGAACCGGAGGAAATGATTGTGAGATTGAGCGCGGAAAGTTCAGTAACAGTTTTTCCCAAAAAATCTTTTTGAACTGCTCTTTCCGTGATTTCTTGAACACTAAAATTTCCATAAATTGGAACAAGCCTGTCTATCAGTTCGTTCACTCCCATTTCAAGCGAGAAAAATAGGATTGACTTTCCAGCTTTTGTCATGGACACCGCCATGTTGATAAGTAAGTTGGTTTTTCCCACATTGGTGTCTGCGACAATGACAGCTAATTCGGACCCGCGAAAACCGCCAAGCACGCGATCTAACGCAGGAAATCCTGTCTTTGCAACATATTCAACAGGCTTGTCATACGCTTCGAGCCATGAGTGAAACATGGTGTTTGCGTGGTGTACTTCGTATTTCTTTTGTGATGTATCGGAATGTAATAGTTGCTCTTTGAGTTCGATGAGAACGCCGAGCTTATTTTTTGGTTCTGCTTCTGAAAAAAGAGCAAAATACCGTGAAAACAATTTATCAAATTGCGCCAATCGGTATTTGTCTTCCGCCTCTTCTTTGTATTCTTGAAATTCCGCTTTAGTGAGAAGGTTTGTTGTCGCAGCTATTTCGATATTTATTGGTGAGTAAAAAGTGCCTTCGGCAAGTCGGTCAAAGTTAATTGGCTTGTTTTCAGCAAAGCGTTTTCGTAGTGTTGTGTAAACAATACGATCTTGTTCGGATAAGACGTTGGGGTTGATTGTTTCTTTCGGGTTGTTGATGATGTAGGCTAGTAGGAGGTTCATATTTGCGATTTAAGGCGTGTTAATGGTGGGGGGTGCACTCTGATTAGATTTTTACATATAAAACGCTCCTAGTGGCCTTTTTGAGCGTCTAGCGCGTTGCTACAACTGTTTTCGCCAATCAGAATAGATAAGATTCCAGTTTTCGCAGATTGTTAGAAGTTTCATTTTTTTCCAACCCTGTTTATCAGAAAACTTTTTAGCTATGTTAATCCTTGCCCGTATCTCTTCGTCAATTTTTACTGGATCAGTGTGGATTTTTCGCGCCAGTTCGATCATGTCTTTAACGGCTCTTTGGTAGGCGTAGAACGCGCCTTTGGTTTCCGGTACTTTGAATTGAGCCATGTAGTACCGAGCAATGCCTGTGATGAATCCTCTTGGAAGTTTTACCTCTGAATCTGTTTGCTCGATTTCTTCGCCGTTTTTATCAACTTCAATTGTTGGTTCTTCAAACATAGATTTTTTCTGTGCGGCGTTAGCCGCTATATTATTTAAGTTTAAGTTTAAGTTTAAGTGTGATAGCCTATGATAGGCTATGTATAGGCTATCTGTTGTACAAATATATTCTTTTACTTCTTTGCTAAGGTCAGCCCAAAAACGCTCAATCCCTTTTTTTACTTTTGGGTTCAAAGATTGATTTTTCAAAAAGTTCACCAAAATAATATGATTTTCAAAATATGAGAGTTTTTTAGCCTTTGATAGGCTATCTATAGCCTTTCGGATTTCATCTTCTTTAAGGCCGGATTCAAACACCATTGTTGCTATAGTTATTTCATAAATACCAAGAATGTTTGTGTGTTCATTCGTTAAAAGATAAAGAAAAAACAACTTTTCCTCTTTTTCTAAGGTTTGTATAAAAGCGTCACTCCAAAATTTTGTTTGAATATATCGTGCTTTTGCCATACAAAAAAATCTATCGGGGACTCTCAACGTGTCCACTCCTCTTACGGGGAGCCACCGATTTTACGGTGTCGTTGCGAGTCCTTGATAGATTTTGTATAGGTAAGATTTTGGACATATAAATTGTGAAATTATATTATACCACACAACAATCATTTTATGCTGTGGACAATTCTTTCTCTTTTCTTGCATTCCTTACAAGAAGAATAGAGTTTTTTTGTGACTTTGTTTGTTTCTGTCACAACGACAGCACAACGTTTACATAAGCCATCTCGTCTTCGTTTTCCGTAAAGGCGTTTTGCTCTTTTTGCACCAGTTTTTGGCACGTAACTTTTCTTTTTTATCAAAATTATTAACCCAAATAGTTTGAATAACATATTTTGATAAAATGATATATATTATTGGTTATCAGGAACGTATATAATCCCGTCCGGATCATCGTACTCAACGGCTTCGACTCTTTTTCCACTGCGTTCCTCGGCTTCGTGGTGCGAGACACAACCAAAGATGACGCTACTCGGATCAAGAATCCACTCATCTGACTTGCCGTTGCGCGTGCTGCGGTGCAAAAAGTTCGACCACTTCGCCTCTGCGATGTACTTGCCACAGCGTGCTCCGTCAATAAGTGCTTCGCAGCGATTATCAGCACGAGAAATAACGGCGTGGCATGTTTTTCTATATTTTGCCAGGTTACTCGCTGATTTCTTCATAATTTTTTGTAATAATTATTCAAAAATAACTATCATATTCGCAAAAGGTGCTGTATTAGAATGTTCACCAAACTTTAGTCTCCCTTTAATAAACCTAATTTCTTTTGCCGTCGGCAACACCACTTCGTGGAACCATTTGACATCTGTATAAGCAGGAAGTAAAAAGACAGCCAATTCAGTATTTCCTAGTTGTATTTCGTTTATTGCTTTTTCTAACCAAGAACGGATTGCTTTCCCGTAGGGTGGATTTATATAACAACGCCCCCCCCACTTTGTGTTTAGCCCATCTGATTTTGGAGTTGGGTTTAGCGGGCACGGATCAAAGTTAAAATGAAATTCATCATTTAATTGTTTGTAAAATCCACTCGGTGTCTTTTCGTTTACGTCGAAAGTTTTGTATGTATTGCTGTTTTTTGCCATATTTTTTAGTTTATATCTTCATACACACGTTTCTTTTTTTTCACTGGCTTCAACACAATGTGTTTCCCAAAAAGCATAATTGGCAACGTTCCTTCATTATCCGCAACAGCAGGATTCTCAATGAGACACGCGATGATGTGGGCGAATGCGTCGTTTTTTGTTTTGATTCCTGTGCGTTTGTACGATGGTTCAAACATATTCGTTAGGTAATGGAATAGTTATCTGATAATTTTCCGCAAAATACAGGCGAATTTTGTTGTAGTATTCTTCTGCCTCTTTGGTAGAAAGAGTCATGGTGCTTTTGTGCTCGCGTGGTAAAAACATCATCTTGCACACCTCGTGCACTTCGAGTGGATCATTGCCTGTTTCGCGTGATATAATGTTTATAATACAGCCAAAATAGTACCGGTGCTGTGCTTCTGATTTAGTCTTACCAAGCTCTTTCACAATCACCTCAACCGACTTTCCATTGAACTTTTGCAGGGAAGAACGAAAAGCCGCAGCATTTCGCATGAGGAGTTTTCCGTCTTCAACTTGGCCTACAAAGTACATACCTAAAACGGCAGGTCTTCAGGAGTTAGTTCTTTTTTTTCTGTAAATTTCTGATAAAACTCTGATGGTTTTTCAAGAGCGTCAATAAGTTTCTGTTCGTCTTCTGTAATGGGTGTGTCTTTGCGGTTTGGTACTACAGAGTATTCTGTTTCAATACCGGACCCCGCTCGATTGATTGTTATGTCATACGCTGGCACTATATCAAACGCATAATCAGGATTGGAACACAAAGTTTTTAGCTGTTTCATAATCTGTTTTCCAAATTCACCCATGCGTAATTCATTGCTTTTGCGATCTATCACCCACGCACAATAGCGTTGTGATGGCTTGTCACTTCCTGGAAATGTTACTTCACGAATGATAAATTCACTCACAAGGCGTACTTTGTTTGCTCCTTCTTCCAGCTTCAAAAACTGGCTGTTCGATTTGATTTCGATGTCTCCGAGTTTCATAGTGGTAAATTAAAAATATCTGGATAAGTTTCGCTGTTTGGTCGTGCGTTTGGATTTAGTGTGTGGAACATTGTCAGCGTTTGATTGCATTGCTCCTCGTACTTTGTACGATCTTCTTGGTCAAGAACAAGGAACGAGTATTTTTTCTTTGTTGTATTCCCAAGATGGAGAATTGCTATGTTATCTGCCTCATCCGCCATGCCGTAACCTGCTATTTGCACTTTGTGCGTGCTATGTATGGTCTTACTGGTCTTGAAGTCAACAATATAGGTTTTTCCGTCAATCTCGCATTTAAGGTCAACCGTACCGGCAAATCGGTCATGCCATACGATGTACTCGGTTGCAAGAATCTTCGGCTGGACATCATTGTACCAATCGAGAGCGGCCTGTAAACAACGCATGATTTTAAGTGACCGTTTTGGAGAGAACCGCGCCTCAATATCTGCGCGTTTGATTTCTTCGCCTTTAAAAATGTTTTCAAGGGCTTGGTGGACGTAGGAGCCGTCTTCTGCGGTTTCTTCCATAATCTCATCTGCTCTCTTGTTGCCAACATCTCCACGCCACTGTACTAGCCCAAAATCCATTGGATACGCACAGCCGATGACATAGGTGAGAGATGGCCGATATTCGTCATCGGTACCGTCCATTGACTTGCGGTAAAAACGCTCATCAAAAATGTAATTATCAAGTCGTACGATTTCTTCGTTCATAGTGTTTCAATACACATATCACAGACGTATGTGCCGTCCGTGAACGGGCGTAAAAGGTCTTCATTTTCATGTTTGCAATATCTGCATGTTGGCAGTACGAGCATATCCCATACTCCGCTTGCTTTAAGCATTGCTCCTTGCGCTTGTAGTAGGCCGATGTTGATTGTCATATAATTTGACTTATTTTTCGGGGGTGGTATACTTGGTTGTGTTCTATGAACATCTCGACAAGTAATCCCCCGAAAGGGTGGATTATTTGTTATATAACGCGCGATTGTTTTCTCATTCTGCGAAGAAAAAGAAACGCCCTGATATTTCCTATGATTTTTTTCATAAAATTCGGGTTATTTGCCAGGTGAAGATTATCTCTCCATTCCTTTTTTTTGCTCCCATATTACGAATATGGTACTTTCGGCCTTTGCTTTGATTTCTTAAATTGGCAGGGTAGTACATAGAACCGTCTATTTTGATTGTTTGGCCAATCCTCAGTTTTTCCACTTTTTTAGTTCGTATTGTCTTGTTCATACTCTTGACAAAATTGTATAGGGGTATTTAGGTGTGGTATACTTATTTTGGCTTTTATCAGGTTCCGGCTGTCTCGGGCTTCCCGCTTGTTACACTTTTAATTTGTAACGGCCGGTTCGTCGAGACAGCGAGAACATACATATATTGTAAACGATTCAATCGTTTACGTCAAGGGGGGTATGTGGATAAGTTTTTGTTGTATTTGCGGCGGCAGGTTGAGCTAGGGACGTTCCCCTCCTTTTGCCCCAAGTTCCCTCCGCAAATATAACTAATTTTTATGCCTAAACGAAAACCAGCAAAAAAGAAGGTTAGCAAGAAGTCATCTGCCGTGATGATGAAGGAAAAAGAGATGATGATGAAAAAACGCAAAATGATGAAATAGGTATGGCCAATATCTACCAAGTTATTGTTTCACTTGGCACTGAAATCGCTCCTCAAAATCAGCTAGTGATGACGGTTGCCAGCGACAGGCTTGATGATGTTTTAGTGGCAATCAAAAATGAAATGGCGACAAAAGCCAATGGTATGGCGTATGCAGCTACGGTTGTTTCCTCTGAATTAAAAGAAGACTTTGCCAAACACTTGGATATTCAACCAACAACTATTATTCAAGACTATCAGCCCATGAATCACGAGCAGCTCGCAATGCTTCTTCGTGATAATGGGTATGAAGTCATAAAAAAATAATTATGGCGAAATATTCGTTTAAGGAGTCTCAAGCATTTCATCTTCGTTTAATATTATCAGTTATACCAGTACAAGATTTAGGAGAAGTGGCAGGAAATCTTTTTAAAGCAGTCACCATGCGTCGGAAGATGACGCAGTATTTGGAGGAAGTAAATAAAGAGTTTATGGGTAAGGCAAAAAAGGCCGCCGAAATAAGGGAAAAATTTGGTAACGATCTTGCAGAATTTAAAAAGGAACTCGATACGAAGTTTTCGGAAAAGGAAGCCAAGCTTCTTGAGGGTTTAAAAAATGAGGAAAAAGAGACAAAGAAAGCAGAAGTGACGAAAGATTTAATGAGTGAAAAGGAAAAAGAGGGAAAGATATATGAGGATGAAATCAATGAAAAGTATAAAGAAGAAATTAAAGAGTTTGGTCTTCGGGGAATAATATATAGCTATAAGGTTGAAGGTCGACCCCAAATGTTTGAAACTTTTGAATACGAAAAACCAGAGGAAGAAAAGATGGTCGAAATAGAATTGGAAGAGGCAAGTGATCGAAATCAGAATGAGTTTGTTAAATCTCGTTTTGAGAAACATGCTGTGAATATTTTACCAATAGAGAATATCATTGTACCTATTGGCGAGGTATTGGGCTTAGCTTAATCCAAGTATTGGAATAAAAAGAACTAATTTATTATCTAAGTTAAGATAAAATCTATGGAAGACGAAACACCAGTAGTAGAACCAGTAGAACCAACGGTAGAGGAGAGCACAGAACCAGCAGAGGCTCCTGTTGAGGAACCTACAGAAGAGGGCACGGTTTAGGATTAGTGGAGGATATTAGGATGATATGCCAGCAGGTAGACCAACCGTAGTAACTGGAGAAGTTCTACGACAATTAGAGGAAGCATTCAGTGTTGGTGCTACAGACAGAGAAGCATGTTTTTTGGCTGACATTAGCGAAAGTACATTGTATTTGTATCAACAAGAAAACCCAGGATTTTCGGAGCGAAAGGAAGCTCTCAAAGAAATGCCTAAATATAAAGCAAAAAAGAATGTTGTAGGAGCAATAGAAAAAGGCGACGTACAACAAAGTAATTGGTATCTGGAACGAAAAGGAAAAGATGATGGATTCAGCAGTAGAACAGAATTGACAGGTCAGAATGGCGGGCCCGTTAAGCATAGTGTGGCACTAGAAGATTCAGATTTCAAAGCAATAGTTGGAACGTATGCAACTAACCGAGGAAAAAAAGACACAAGTAGTGCTGCGGATATTCAGTGAAGATATCGAGGCATTTGGTAAATACTTGTTTGGTCATCATCTTCGGTTGGCAACACCACCATTTCACAAAGAGATATTTCAGCTCTTTCAAGGCAATGACAAGCGGATAGGGATCGCCGCTCCTCGGTCTCATGCGAAATCGACGATTACTGATCTGGTGTATCTTCTGTGGGCGGTGATCCACAAAAAAACACATTTTGTTCTTTTGGTATCCGACACCTACTCACAAGCTACGTTGTTTCTTGAGGCAGTGCAGGCTGAAATAGAGGGCAACGAGAAGCTCCGAGCACTCTATGGCAATCTCAAGGGTGAGATATGGAGTGAGGGGGAAATGGTCATCGGTGGGGCAATGGTAAAAGCGGTTGGCGCGGGAATGAAAGTTCGAGGGTTGAAGTACCACGAGTACCGGCCTGATCTCATTCTGGTTGACGATCTTGAGAATGATGAGTTGGTGGAGAGCAAGGCACGCAGAGAGAAACTTGAGCGGTGGTTCAATGGAGCATTGGTTCCAAGTATGGACAAGAACGGACGACTTGTCATCATCGGGACTGTACTGCACTACGACTCATTGCTGTACAAGATTCTCTCGAATGATCTTTACAATGAATACACCAAGAAGACGTACAAGGCCATGAATGACACGGAGGCACTGTGGCCAGAGCACATGTCAATTCCTGACCTTTTGAAGCTCAAAGAGGAGTACACCCGTAAAGGGCAGGGGTATTTGTTCTATCAAGAGTTTCAGAACGATCCCATCTCTGGCGAGAACCGAAAGTTTCGACTGGAGAAGATCAAGTATTATACGGACGCAGAGATTGAAAAAAAGCAACTGCGAACGTATATCACGATTGATAGGGCATACAGCACACAAAAGACATCTGATTTTACTGCATTTGTCGTGGTGAGTGTGGACAATGAGAACAACTGGTATGTGCGTATGGCAGATCGGTTTCGAGGGACAGAAGATTTGCTCATTGAAAACATCTTTGATTTGCGGGCGTATTTCAAGCCGATCAAAATAGGGATAGAACAGCGAGCATTCGAGTACACGCTAAAACCGACTCTTGAGAAAGAGATGAGAGTGCGAAATGACTTTTTTGTCATCACAGAATTGAAAGACGCACAGCTTTCAAAAACGTATCGCATTGAGGGATTGGTACCGCGCTTTGAAACTGGTACAATCTACTTAAAGAAAGACCAGAGTGATTTGATTGATGAGTTGATTCGTTTCCCAGCAGGGTCATACGATGATCTGGTCGATGCGCTTGCGTATCAGTTGCAGATACAGCTTCCGGCCAACGCACCGAAACGACAAGCATTTACGCAGGAAAGGCATAGAAAAAAACAACAACCGTCGTATTCATTGAGAATGGCGTGAAATGGAACAAATATGATAAAAATAGACCAACAGTACACAAAAGAAGAGGTGACGGACAAGTTAGAAGAATTGGCTATTATTGCAAGGCCACGAACAATAAGTGCCGCAGAAGAAAAACAAAAAATTACACAGAATGTATTCTCTGTTCGTTCACACGAAAATCCACCGGATTTTTTTGGAGGGAAACAAATAAGCGTTTCTGCAAGAAATGGAATACCAGACAAACAGATTTACAAAGAAGTAAGAGAATACATGAAAAAGCTTTGGAATATACCTTAAACAACTCAACCATCTGCTGGACTTACATCTTAAAAGCGTTAGCTTGAGAGATTGCCCAGCAGCAATTTCAACAGGCTTCCGCTTCTAAGACGGAAGTCTTTTTTATGCCCTACGATACAGAGAAAAAAGTCAAAGAATACAAACCGACTGATAAAGAAGTTGAGAAGATTGAGTTTATCTATGATGAACTTCAGTTCATGCTAGACGAGGTGATGAATCAGCAATATCCGGAGTTCAATGACCGCACGTTGACACAATTCATTGACGATTCGCAACGTCGTGCTAATGCCTACGTCCCTTCTAAGGAATCCCAAGGCAAGGATGACTGGCAAGCCAATGTTTTCACAAAGACCACACGAAATAAGGTCAAGGCACTCCTCGCTTCTATCGCAAAGAACCCCCCGCGCATCTCAATGGAAGCGTTTGACGCAAAGAACAGGCTCTCTGTCATTCGAGGAGACATACTAAGTCATATTGTCGAAGCAACGTACCTGCAAGGAGACAATAACCCAGAGTATACGATCTACATGGACGGATGGAATTGTACAATCAACGGGACGGTCGTCAAGTATGACGGGTACATAAAGACAACTGATAAGGTGAAGATCATCACAGGATATGACCTTGAGAAAGGAGAGGTGGAGTTTGAAGAACAAGAGGAGATTATCGAAGACAAACCGATTGAGATTGATGTCCCACTACAACATCTTTTGATAAAAAACATCCGCATTGCTGATATTCAAGAGCAGCCAGCCCTCATTTGGTTGCAGTACCTTGAAGAGGAACAGTTCGAGCGCGAGTTTAACGGATACAAGAATTTTGACAAAGTGCCGGACAAATCTTCGACGCTTGCGACAGAGGAGTTGCAGATATTTTTTTACGATAAATGGAAAGACCGAGTGCAAAACAAGAAATGCTACGAAGTTTTGAGATATTTTAACAAACAAAAAGAACAGTATTGTATCATCGCAAACGGGGTACTCCTCTTCGACGGCCCCATGCTCTGGGGCAAGCGCAAGAAACGATACCCGTTTGCCAAACAAGTCTTCGAGCCGTTTGCGAACGCTCACTTTTTCTATGGCAATTCTCTGCCTAACATTCTCATGGCAGAGCAGGATGTAGAGAATGCGCTTATTAACTCCATGCTCGATAAGACGTACCGTTCGGTAGTGGCTCCAATGCTCGTTGGTATTGTGAACCGAGATTCTTTTGATCTTGAGGACGAGTATGTTGATCAAGATACGAACATTTATGTTGAAGATATCAACCAGGTTAAGCCAATGCCAGTAGAGGGTATACAGCAAGGAGAGATCACCATGCTCAAGATCATTCAACAAGGCATGGATCGCTCTGCGACGGATCAGGTACAAAGCGGGGCCAGTGGGTCAGGTTCGACCGCACGAGAGATTGTGATAGCCAACGAACGAGCGGAGGAGCTAAAAGACCTCATGTTTACCATGATGAAAGACTTGTGGCTCCAAAAATATCGTATTCGTACTGTCAATGTTCTTATGAACTACAACAAGACCAAAGTAAGGCATATTGTTGGAGAAGAGGGCGAAAAAGCGTTTGAAGAAACGTATCAAGTGTTTCGCTTGCCGAATCAAGAGTTTGCGACAGGTGAACGTGGGATCGAGCAGATCGAGGTGGTCGGGACAACCGCAGAGCTTGCACGTCCGTTTGATTTAGATGTGCGTGAAGAACAATCACGTCTTGATGGACAGCCGATCGCAATCAAGCAAATCACATCAGACTTCCTTGATGATTATGAGTACATTGTAAAAATTGAGACTGAAAGTCTAAAACAAAAGAGTCGTGCGTTTGAAATGGCGGAGGTGGAAGATCAGATGCGTGGTACTGCAACGTATTTCCCACAGATTTTCCTGGCGAATCAACAGGAATTTTTCAAGATGTATATGGAGAGATACGGAACGAGTCCTGACCGCTTCTTGGAGAACATGACCGCGCCAACGAATCCGATGATGGCTTTGGCTGGTGGCGCGCCAGGTCAAGCACAGCCTGCGGGAATACCTGGAGCAGGTGGAGCACCAGCATTGCCTGCGTTAAGTGGCACTTGATATGACACCACGAGAATGGAACAAAATATTGAAAGAAATGGCAGCACAAGCAAAAGAGAACACTGAATTAAAAGAGCGCCTGAAAGAAATGCAAAAGGTTGAGGAGAAAGCGATTGAGGATTGGCTTAAAAGTCTCTCCCTAGAGCATGGATTCAGAGACTACTACACAGTACGCAAACGTGCACTACAAGCACAGCTCTCGAATGGACTTGAAGGCAAACAATACTGGACGCTTTACGGACAGCTCCAAGAGTTGAAAACAATGGCCGCGCGGTCAAGTGAGATACTAGAAAAAGAGAAGAAGGAGAAGAAAGGAACCTCAAAAGTATGAAAATGCACAACATGAAAAAAATGGATATGCCAATGTCGGTTGATATGCCAATGATGGTGCACTATCCGACAGTGAGATTCACTGAAGACGAACTACCAGAAATTAAAGATTGGGTGGTGGGTGAAGAGTATGATATAGTATTGAAAGTGAAACAGCGAGAAGTCTATCTTGATCCAAATGACAAGATGGTTGCTACATTTGATATTCTGAAAGGAGGAGAGAAAGAATAACCTTACAATTCAAAAAATCATGACAATCTTGGCGGTTTGCTTGCAAGGTCGCTAAGGGAGTTTTGTCATGATTTCTTTCTTAGCCCCTGCTAACAGTCCGTCAATCGGACTGTTTTTTATTCCATGCTCCTGAAGACGGAGTTGAAACACTTTTTAAATATGGAAGACGAAGAATTGCAGGAGGACGGCTTGAATGAAGAGGATGATACCTCTACCGAGGATGGCCACTCGGAAGAAAACGAAACGGAACTTGAGGAAGACACCTTTATAAACGAATCTGACGAGTCGGAAGGCTCTGAAGATGAAAGCTCTGAAGAAACTGTGGAGTTTTGGAAAGAGCGTGCGACGAAAGCAGAACGAGACCGAGACAACTACAAGCAGGGCCTTTTGTCTGCAAAAGGTAAGAGACGAACGCTTGACGGCATCACGGAGGACAAGACCTCACCGTCTCCAAAAGAGACAAGCATGGATGTGGATGAAGAAAAAGTATTCCGCGTTCTTGAAAAGAAGAACGAAAAAGATGCTTTGCGTTTAGTCCTTGATTCAGAATCAGAGCATTACATCCATGAACTCATGGACGATAGACAGTATAACGAGATTATCGGTTACATCCCGAGAAACCTCGATAGATCATCAGTCGAATCGGTGGTTAAAAACTTGAAAATTGCTACCAAAATTTGGAAGGAAATTAAAGGGTTTGACAGCAAACCACGGAAGAAAGACAAGAGTGGAGAGCTTGCCTCGATGCGGACGACTCCGAATCAGCAGCAAGGTGGAGGAACGAAAAAAGAAAAAAGGTCACTTCTTCCAAGAAAGGTATCGGTTGATGAATGGTATTAAATTTATATGGCATTTATTCCACGTCAATACGACGAAGGGCATGTAATGGATTTGCCGATGACTGCCAGTACCACACTGACAAAGCACAATTTGTGCAAGATGTCGAGTGGGTACTTGGTGGCAGCATCAGCGGGCGACAATGTGGTCGAGTATGTCGCTTTAGAAACGAAAACAAGCGGTACTGGTGATGGCTCGTCTAAAATTTCAGTTTTGAAAATTGACGATAGAGTTCAACTTGAAGCATTGACTGGTACGACTCCAGTTCAAGCAACACATGTTGGAAATTCTTACGATTTAGCGGGTGCAGCATCGCTTGATTTAACAGCAACGACTGACTTGGTGTTTCGCATTGATTCAATTGTGAATGCAACCGACAAATTGGTTTCCGGACACTTCCACAAGTTTGTTCTTCAAAGTTAATTATTGATATATGGCATCTATACGAACTACTGACTTTGCCAACCTATTGAATGATGACATTCAAAAGTTGTTTAGTGAAGTCGCGAAAACAAGTGTTGGACAAATGGTTGGAAAAGAAATCTTTGACATGGGGGATACTGATTTCAAAATTTTCAATTACATTTCAACACATGGAATGAACAACATCAAAAAAACAGCTGAAGGCGCTGATTTTGAAAGTAGCACGAATGTACAGGGTGATACTGCGAGCTGGACACAAGCTAAATATGGACAGTTGATTCCTGTCTCATACGAAGCACGCAGATTCCAGCGTGAGCAGCTTCCTTTTGTCATGGATAATGTACGCAGTGTTTCAGACGCGGCATTTCACATGATTGATCAGTCGTTAGCCGATGTGTTGACAAATGGTTTTTCGACATCGAATTACACTGATGTGTATGGTGATTCCGTTGCGGCGACACCACCTGACGGATTAGCGTTGTTTTCAGCAGTGCATACGTCTCCGGTGAGTTCTCGAACACATCGTAATTTAATTCGTGATCTTACTACCAGCACGACAAATCCGATTCTTTCTCGTGAGGCGATTGTATCTGCTCGTTCAGACGCAATGAATTACATTGATCCAGCGGGAGTCAATCGTCCGATCAATCTTGATACGCTCATTGTTTCACCTGCAAAAGAAGATGAGGCACTTCGTATCATCAACTCTGACGGAATTTCTGGTTCTGCTGATCGTGATACAAACCCACTTCGCACCAAAGTTAAGGTACTCCCGTGGTCGAAATTGACGACAAGAACAGGTGGTACGGATACGTCTGCGTATTGGTTTATGGCGGATAGCGCAAAAGTAAAACAATCACTGATGGCAAAATTCGCTGATCGTCCGGCAATTGATCCGCCGGAACAAACATACAAGAATCTTACATGGAATTGGAGATTATTCTTCTTGTATACCATTGGTCGTGGTTGGCCGGTGTATATCTGGGGGAGTAACGCAGCATTGAGTTAAATCATGTAATTGAGTATGCGGGGAGAGTGCAAAACCTCACTCTCCCACTGCTCACTTTATTATGCGATCTGAAATTGATTATCACAAACTCTATAACGAAGGAAGGTGTAAAGAGATAGGTATTTCGTGGTCGGAAAAAGAAGCCGTTGCACGATCTGTTGGAATACCCGCGGAGTTTGTTCGTGAAGGATGTTTGACAATGGAAGCATACGAAAAACGTAAAGCTGAAGTAGAAGGATTGGTTGCGAAAGGCAAAAAACCTCTTCTTCACATGAAAAAAGCAGAGCTTTACGCACAAGCTCAAGAGATGGGATTGCAAGTAACCGAGGAAGTCCCTCGTGCGACGCTTATCTCAATGATTAGTCAACAACATAATTTATCTGGATCTACATTGCCTGCTTCCGATGAAGGAAGTACGGAGAGCTAGATTCGTGAATCTTGAAATATGCCTACAAAAAATGGAAAAAATATGACAGGGTTGAAGGGTTTATACCTTCAAGCGGTTAATAGCGTAAAAGATGCAGTTATCTTGTTTGACGCAGTTAATACTGTGCCAACATCGGCATCGGGATATTACTATTTGTATGTAAATAGTAGTGGCGAACTTATCTATAAAAATGGTTCTACTGTAACTACCATCGGAGCCGCCGGAACGGTGTCTTCTGCTACTTGGGATGGCGTTTATGCAGGAGATAAAACATTAACTATTGCAAGCACAACGCTTACCTTTGACCTCACACATGCGTCAAATAATGGTGTGACGTTTACCGCTACCGGCGCAGGTACAGGTCATCTTATACAGATTACCAATGTTGGAACCGGAAAAGACATCAACGGAACGTCAAACACGTGGTCGGTGAGTAAAGTTGGAGACGCAGTATTTAATTTGATTACTGCCGCAGGAGACGCAGGGAGCGATTCATTCACCCTTACCGCGGGTGATATGGTTGCATCAGATGGTTCACTTACGATTACTGACGCGGATAATGCAGCCACCCTCTCTGTTACGAATGACACAGCTACGACCGCTTCGGTATTTGTATTAGCAGGTTCTGGTGCATTTACTGGAAACACCACCTCTTCATTCCTCACACTGACTCCTTCTGGACTCACAACTGGGACGGCATTCTACCTCCCACTTGCAGCTCTGACGACAGGAAAAGGCATCCACATGGTGGCAAATGCGGTGACTGATGGGTTGGTGCTCAATATCACATCGTCTTCTGCGGTTCATACCGCAACAGGACGTTTGTTGAACATTGCCTCAACAGCAACGACAAACACGAGCGCAGTGTTGAATGAAATCGCAACTGCCGCAAACGATGAAACAGTGCTTTTGCGATTGACGGCCTCGGATGTGCTTGCCGCGGGTAAAATCCTCCATATCAGTGCGTCGTCTATGACGACAGGCACAGCGATTGACGCCGCGGCACTTGACGCGTTGACAACCGGTATTGGTATCAGTCTTGCATCTACCTCAACGACGTTGACATCAGGGAGCTTGCTTAGAGTATCCACAGGTACAACAGGTGCAGTTGCTACAAATGGTGTTGTCTCGATTCGTTCAACAGGAGCGTACACGTCTACCTCAAACGCAGGGCTACTCGATGTGCAATCATCTGGTCTTGTCGGTACGGGCACATTGGTCAATTTGAAGACCACTGCCGCGGCACAGCTAACGAATACCATTTTGAACGTGGAGGCTTCAGGATTTACAACCGGCTACACAGGTTCAATGGTACGAATTAAGTCTGTTACCACGACCGGCGCGTGTAAAGTCGTAGACATCCTTGCGGACGGGATCACATCAGGTGGTACTGCGGTGGATTTGTCTGTCGACGCATTGACGACCGGTATTGGTTTGAACATTGCAAATTCAGGCGGAGCGATGACTTCGGGGTCGTTGATACGAGTGGCGGCGCAGGGAACAGGCGCAATTGCGACGAATGGTATTATCTCCTTCACACATACAGGTGCATTTACTTCGACATCTGCCGTAGATGGTGGGTTTGTTGAAGTAAAGGCAAACGATACCACCGCAGGAACCGTATTTAACCTCGTCGCGGACGCCCTTACGACTGGTATCGGAATGCAGTTATCCAACGGCACATCAGCAATGACGACCGGTGGCCTGCTTCGTGTTACCGCAAGTGGTACGGGGATTATTGCAACGAATGGTATCGTGAGTATTACTCATGCTGGAGTATTCACATCCACATCAAACGCTGGTGTGCTCGATGTTCAAGCATCTGCGTTGGTTGGAACGGGGACACTGGTCAACTTCAAGACTACTGCAGCCGCTCAACTTACGTCTACGGTGTTGAATGTCGAAAATTCAGGTTTTACCACTGGATACACTGGCGAGATGCTTCGCATTAAGTCTCCAACAACGACAGGTGCGTGTAAGGTGGTGAGCGTGATTGTAGACGGAATGAGTACCGCTGGCGTGGGTGTCAACCTCTCTGCTGCTGCTCTTTCAACAGGTGGTATTGGTGTACAGGTTGACTTGACTGCTGCTACTGCGGGGAATGCCTTAAAACTTGTTACCACTGGCGCGTACACGGGGACAGGCATGGAGTTTATCTCTCTTGGCGCGATGACGACCGGTGTTGGCCTTCAAGTCACATCAACTACGGGTCTTACTTCTGGTTCACTTATTCGAGCAACGAGCAGCACCGCGGGTGCGATTGCAACGAACGGTGCAATTTCGTTCACCGCAACAGGTAACTTCACTTCAACCAGCCGTGTTGGTTTCTTGGAAGTGCAAGCTAATACCACTGAAGCAGGAACCGTTGCTCATATTGTGGGTACAGCTCTTACTACTGGGACATTGCTTTCTCTTGAGGCAGTTGAGGCAACGCTGACAACTGGTAAATACATCCAGTGTTATGACGGGGCTGCTGCTGACTTCACTGTCGGACGGTATGGAGCAACGGTGATTGCTGGAACAGCCTCTGGAACGTCTGCTCTCACCCTTAACGCTGGAGACATTACTGTTTCAGATGGAAACCTTAGCGTTGCTGGAACGTCAACCTTTACTGGAGCGGCAACCTTTACGACTGGGTTTCAGGCTTCCGCATCAGCAGTTACTGCGACGGCGGACGGACTGACGACGGGTCTTATCAATGCTGGAGAAAGGTTCGTGGCTGTAACAGCGGGTGCAGATGCAAATTCAATCATCACTCTTCCAACAGCTGTGGTGGGGTATGTCATCACTGGTTATATTGGAGCAACTGGTTGTGAGATGCGTACTCCCGCTGGGAGTGGCGCGACAATCAACAACGTTGACTCTGATGGTACAAACGAGGCGGCTATCCCCGCTACCACGATGTTTGAGGTGACGTGTATTGCCGCGGATACGTGGATCCTTAGAGCATGGACAGAACTTGGCGCGGTGATTACCGCGATTGTTCCGGATGCGGCATGATGATTATTTGATAGTTTTAGTATTGGGTACGACGGTCGTAAGTGGGGGGGAGAGATAACCCCCCCCTAGCCCAAAAATAATAATTAAGATAACTAACTTTCCCACTCTCTCATTATTTTGGGAGAGGGGCTAGAAGGTAAAGTATATATATGCACACAGACACAATTACTGCACCAGTATACGAGAATATCGAGTTTAATCTCTCATCTGGGGAAAGCGATTATGATTTGGACGCGAACCAATCAACATTTTTGTCTACTTTCGGGCCGATAAATGTGGCAAGAACACATCCTACAGCAGTACAAATACGGACAAATTTTACGATTTCAGTGAAATTAAATTCAACATCCAACCACGCTATTACCATTACTTCGACTGATTCCCCTTTTTGGATTGAAGGTATACGGATTCAAAACTTATACTTCTCCAATTCATCTGGCTCAACTGCGGCAGTCAAATTATTCTTTCAAGAAGTAAGGTACTAATATGGAAGACCTTGATTTTCTCATTGAAAAAAAGAAAAAAGAGATTGAAGACTTGGATAATCTTCGGATTGAGCGTGACTATATTGTTCTTCAAATGAAAGAAAGCACTGTAAAGTTTGAAAAACTAAAAGACGATATTGTGCAAGAACAATTTGCCCTAGAAACAGTGAGAAAATTAAAAGAAACAGAGAAACAAAAAAAGGAAGATAGTTTGATAGTGAGGGAAGAACAAATAATCAAAAAAGAGCTGGAAGTAGCTAAAAAACAGGCTCTTTTGACTGAAACAGAACGCATAATGTTAGGAGAAAAAGAGGCATTTTCAGATGAAAAAGCAAAGGTACAGGAAGAAAAATCTTCTCTTGCATTTCGGAAAAATCAACAACAACAAAATGAACTTTCCGTAAAAGAAAAAGAAAAAGAGCTTAAAAAAGTTAGGCAATCTCAAGAAGCACACGAGAAGTTGTTGTCCGAGAAGCAAAATGAACTTACAGAACTCCAAGAACAGCTATCGGCAGGGTTTGTTCAATTAAGCAAAGATAAAGAAAAACAAAATGAAGAAATCCAAAAATTAGAAGCGCGAAAAGCAAAACTGGATGAAAAAGAACAAGAAATTAATGAAAAAGAACATGAAGTGAGGAAACAGTGGCAAACAATTCAACAAGAGAGGGCGCAGCTAGGCCTTGTAGATAAAGATCTATTGAAAAAAGAAACTGTATTAAAATCTGAACAAGCCGAAACACAGAAACAAAAAAAGATTTTACAAGAAAGAGAACTATCTCTTACGTCCAAAGAATTAGAGCTAACTGCATTTGAAAAAGTTATCCGTCGTCGAGAACTCGATGTCATTCATAAGGAACAATTACTACAGGTATGAAAGTCGGCGTAGGAAAACATGGGAGTGATAAAGATGTCAACCTATCTACGCGGGGTGCTATTGAGGCTCTTTCTGTTGAGATTGTTGACAGTAGTGGAAATCAAGTAACAAGTTTTGTCCCTACTAATTTTATTGATTTTGAATACGACGGTGGCTCTGTAGCCTATCCAAGCGATACACAAGAAGTCTATACGTTCACACTAAGTAATGTAACCGTTGCCACCGTAACATTCAATTACACGGACAGTATCAAAAATAAATTGTCCTCCTGGACTAAAACATAATATGTTTAAAATTAACCCATTCACTGGAAAATTCGATTGGGTTATCACTGATCACGGTGGTCTGTCCGGTCTTGGGGACGACGACCATCCGCAGTATTTATTGAGTGCTACTGCGGTGACGACCTATGTTCCCTACACCGGAGCTACAGGCGATGTCAATCTTGGTACGCACTCAATTCGAGCAGACGAAGGATTTTGGTCGGGTATAACGCCCTCACCCACAACAGGCAAATTTGATATAGAACACACTCAAACAGCCGCTGATTTATATCAACTTGGAAAATTTAATCTTAGTCGCACCACTGCCTCAGCGGGCGTTGATGTAGCACTTTTTGTTGCGGGTCTTATAAGCACCGGCGCAAATGCAACTGGAGGTATGATAGGTGTTAGCGGGCAGGTAGGGCTTGCCGCTTCACAAAGTGGACAAATAAATGGTAATTTAATAGGAGTGAATTTTTTAACTCGATTGAATGGTACTGCGATAATTACGGGGAATGTTATAGGAAGTAATGGAGTGATATCTTTAGGCGCTAATTCATCGCACACTGCTCCAGCTGTGTATGGTGCATTGGGAGATATAGAAGATGGGCGTACAACAAGTTTAGGTGGTTCAATCACAGATATGGCATTGGTAGGAGCAGTTGATATTCTTGGATATTACAATGTAACAACCAAGCGAGGATTTTGGGGGAATTACACAAATACAGTATCGCAAGGAGTAGTCACTTTTTACGGGATTGAGCTTAACAAAGTAGCACAAGGCACAACCACAAACATCGCCATCCAACTGGATGGCACGGCAGAGGCAGCTCAGGGGATTAGGTGGGGGTATGACGGAGATGCAGCCAATTTGTATAAAGGCGCGGCCGGTACGGTTAAGACGGATGGATCATTTTCAGCTTCACAACTTATATCTACGATAGCAATAGGAACAGCACCTTTAACTATCACATCTACCACAAAAGTAACCAATCTTAATGCGGACTTACTAGATGATCAAACAGGCTCATACTATTTAGACGCAACTAATTTTACAGGAACGAATTGGACAGATTTAACAGACGGAGGAAATACTACACTTCATACCCATACTGCTTCAGTTGCAAAGGGAGAGGATTATACACTGCTTAGTGCTGATGTTGGAAAAACTTATTACAACACAGCGGCAATTGTTTTGACTTTACCCACAGGGGTTGACGGATATAGATATAGATTTATTGTTCAGCATAATTCTTATCTCAAGATTTTAGCCGTTGGCACTGATGTTATTCGGTATATTGATACAGTTTCAGCGGCAGCAGGATATTTTCGGTCTGATACTGTAGGAAATACTTGTGAAATGGAGTTTGCCAACGGTACATGGTTTATTCATTCACTTGAGGCAAAGGAATCATCTCCTTGGCTTGTAGACGTATAATATGGCTTTTGCATTCAATATACCAAATCCGACAGTCTGTGAAGACGTCAAGGACGCCTTTGCGCCCGGCTCAAGTATAGTCGATTCAGGCATTACTACAACAGATCCTAAAGAAACCATTTAATTATATTTTATGGCTAATACATATTACAAGGCAGCAAAAGCAGATACACAAGCATTTTTAGGTGACTTTGCTCGTTTTCTGGTTAATGATCTTGGTGGTTTTACCGGCCCTGGGTGGACAATAATCGATACATATAGTAGCGGGGCCGCCTCACCTCACGAAGTGCCAGGAACAGCAACGGATATGGATTCTTTGGCTGCCGATAATGCTTGGAGAACAAATTTACCCGTGACCAATGATTATATTATTTTAAAAGCAAACGGTGGTTCGTTGTTTCAACTTGGTATTGAATATCAGTCAACGACTGTTATTCGGTTCATTCTTGCTCCGCTTGGCGGTTGGTCGACGGGGGCGGATAATGCCGACATGACAACTGCAGGTAACTGGGGTAGTGCAAAAGTGACCACAATTGATATGACGATTGTGAACACATCAATAACTTGGTCAATTGTTTCAAACACAACACGTTTTATTCTTTTTGCTGATAATAGTCCAACATTTGATTGGATGTATTGTGGAGATTTAGTAGATGTTCATACAGGAGATACGACTAGTGCTACGATTACCCCATATACAGCTAATGTCTTTTTCCGATCTAATTCAGCTTTGGCCAGTTCGGCTTCGGTAGGGAATAAGCTTTCAGCTGTAGATAATTCAACTACAATTGATATGTTCCCCTGTGATTTTTTTACAGGAAATGCGACGGTTGGAACCACATCAGGTTATTTTCAGGATACAGCTTCGGGCGAATATCGACTTATCCCTGTATATTTGGTGTGTCTTACCGCTTCGCATGTTGGGACTATTGGTAAGTTTGATGGAGTTTATACCACGCAAAAGTTTGCTACGGGTAAAGGGAACTTTGCTTCTTTAGACTATGTTTGGGCCTCTAATAATGCCTCTTATCTTCCTATTATTTGGGACTGGGATGGCGTAACTGCTTTTTAATTATGGCATTTCTTAAAACAGTCAAAAACCCACACAAACCTAGTGAAAATTATGAAAATGCGTATTGGTATATTGTTCGAATTATCGCTGATTGGTGCACAAACAAAGCTGAAGTATATCTGGCGGTACATATTGACTCAAATAAGACAGGTGCTCCAATTCAATCATATAAAGTAGAGATTGATAATGGAGTTTTTGCGACAGTTTTCAACAAAAAAACAATTCTTGTCCAAAAAATCTATGAGTATATTAAAACACTTGGTGAGTTTAGTGGTGTAATCGATGTTTAATATGCAAGATAAACACGAAATCCTGGACAAATTGTTTGACTTGGAACGCAGATTAAGCGAAAAAATAGATACGAAAGTTTCGTGGAAAGAATACTGGACTATTTTCGCAATCCAAATGACCCTTATTCTCGGAGTATTAGGTATCATTTACGCAAAACTTGAGAAAATTGACGAAAACGGTCAATCAACCAAAAATGTCGTACAAAGTATCCAAGGCAAACTTGAACCTTACGATATTATTTATAAAGATTAAATATGCCATCACTCATTTTCAAGAAAAAAAACAAACCAAAAGCAATGCTAAGTAAAAAGAAAAAATTAAAAATGAAGAAAAAATATCAGCCTAAAAATGTAAATAACATGGTATGAACATTCGCTGCCCCCTTCAAAAATTCTATCTTTGGAATGGGAAAATCGCCATTATCAATCAGCTTTTCGCAGAAAACCCGAATAAGTATTCTTATGGTCCGGAAGGGCACACAGGGATTGATTTCAAGACGATAGGATACTGGAAATACAAGAGGCACTTCAATAATTGGAAGCAAACACCAAGAACCATAAAACAAGAAGAGGGTCGTATTCCGACTGTTGCAGCGCACGACGGGACACTATCAGCGATTCTCTATAACGATAGAAAAGGCCTTGGTTGGGGCATGAAGGTGACAAGTGACATAATGATAGAGGACGGCCTCGAAACGCAGTACAACACGTTATATTGGCATATAGAGACGCCGTGGCAATCCCTCAAAGCATTTACGGGTGTTTGGAACCTCATTTTGAGAAAAACAAAAGTCAAAAAAGGATCAATTATTGCCATTTGCGGGAACAACGGAAAATCCACCGGCCCACATCTTCATTTTGAATTGCGTCGGAGACGCAAGATAAACGGAGCATGGACTGAGTGGGTCAAACTTGATCCGATTCAATACTTTGACGATAACGAAGTCGTGTATCAGCGGACTGGTGGTATTGGTAAACAAAACAAATCTTTTTATCAAGGAAAAGAAATTACAGAAGAACAAAAAAATACAATTCTTAATTCTTTACCAAAAGTTATATGAGACAAATAATTTCAGACCATTGGAAACGCTATTTACGGAGTTCTGGGATAACATTTTTGGCCGGTTTCGGAGTGGCTATTCTTCCAGAATTAGATAATTTATCGGCTGGATCGGTTGGATGGAGCGCGTTGTGGGGTGTTTTTTTTGCGGGGGTTCGCGGCGGATTGAAGTTATTGGTTGAGACTTTTTTGGCTTGGTACAACAAAAAATAAAGGATTTTGTTACAGGTTGAAACCGTGACAATTTTTTACAGTTTCAAATACGCTCTTGATTACGCAGTGCGCCCAATACTCACTTTAGCGAGTGGACGATAGGCGACAACACCGGCGAATTGACGGCAGGAAATACCACGCGAGCGCAGTAAAAAGTGGTAATGTCCTTTTGCCCCCTATTCTCTTTTCAGAGTCATGGTAGGGGGCGAAGATGACATAACTTTACAATATGGCATACGAACAGCCTCGGATAATTGATGTAAAAGGACGCACAATCACCATTGCTCATTTAGAATTACCGGAGCACCCCGCAACGATTTTGACAGCCGATGTCGCAGCAGCAGGGACAGCACTAACAGTTTTAGACAATGCTGGGTTTGCAGATGAACAAAAAATAGTAATTGGTGAACTTGGTAAAGAACAGTCGGAAATAAAAGTCGTAGATGCTGCTGTTACTGCTGGAACGTCGCTGACTTCAACAGCAGTGACATTTGCTCATTCAGTCGGGGCATCTATTCGGCGTATTTTGTTCGATCAGTGGCGTATCTATGGCAATTCAACAAATACGACAGTTGGGGCAACGCTCGTGGCAACTATAGATGTCCAAGTAGACGCTCCGTTTACAACGTATGTCAACACTAGCACAGAGTACAACTTCTACTTTGCGCTTCCTTATGATTCGGCTGCTTCTTTGACAAGCACGACATATAGTGATGGCGTATCGAATACAACAGGGTATGCGGATAATTCGATTGGTTCGCTTTTTGAGTCTGCACTAGAGGCAAATAACGCTAAAATAGGCCAAAAAATTACCCAAACATTCCTGTATCAAGAAGCGAATGATTGCTTGCATTACATCGCCCACAAACTCAAACGCTGGTCGAATTTGCAAAGTTTTGACTATGTTTTAGGCCAAGCACTCCGAGGGACGTACTCGTTTACCATGCCAAGCGACGCGCAAGATGTGAATAGCCCGAAGTCGGTGCTTGGTATTCGTGTCGGCGGCAGTCAGAACTTGCGCTACCTTGATAAACGAGATTGGGAGAATCAACTTGTAGATTCTATACGGACACAGGTGCGTACAGAGGGAGCTATCGGAGCGACGACACTTGAAATTGATAACTCATACGATTTTGCTGATTCCGGTTCGGTGAATGTATATGTTTCTGGGACGCTTCAGACAATTACTTATACCGGAGTGACTCGTTCTGCGACTGCTGGGGTGCTTACAGGAGTTCCTGCGTCTGGTACTGGGTCAATCACTGCAACAATTCCTGTAGACACGAATGTTTGGTATGGGGAAAACGAGGGATCACCATCATATTTCACGGTGTACGACGGAGATATCTATATCTGGGCACTCCCCGACAGTGCGAACGATAACATGAATGTCTACTTGGACTATTACACGACCAAAACATCAGTGGATTCTCCCGCTGATACTATCGAATTTCCACGATATGACGCGGTGAAACACTGGCTGATCTGGAAAATTCGATCTCGTAACAATGCGTCGGGTAAGCTCGACATGCAAGACGGAGACAAGTTCATGTTCGATGACATAGTGAATACGATGATAAGACGTGAGGTCACGGGACAAAAGTATCGCAAAAAGCCTAATTACAATGGGATATTTTACAACGATCGTGTTTTTTAGCGTATGGCCCAATACATTTTTAATGATGTGTCTGCTGGCGTCATACAATCTATAAAATGGAATCTTGTACCACCAAACTCGGTATCTCATGCCGTGAATGTTATTTTTGATGATGTCTACGGTGAAGCAGTCGTTAGAAAAGGACTGACGATTAAAGGCAGCCAGCTTGTTGCTGAAGATAATACGATTAACGGGCTATTTTACTTTAAAGACACGGCTGGAAGCGCACAGAAGCTCATCGCTGCGGTGAATGAGCCTGGCGATGGTTCGCAATCACTTTTGTACTTTGATGGTGCGGCGTGGCAGACAGGAAAAACAGGACTCACTTCAAGTCTGAAAACACGCTTTGAGACATTTTTAGATGAGGTGGTCATGGTCAACGGCACCAATACTCCACTGGCAAGTTCGAATGGTCAAACGTGGGCTGCTAGCACCGCGCTGGCAACGAGTAGTATGCCTGTTGGAAAGTTTATACGGGTATACAAAGATCAGGTATGCGTTGCTGGGGTTTCGAGTGAACCAGACGCGGTATATATCTCCTCTGTGCCAAACACCGCAGGAACAGCTATTTCGTGGTCTACAGGGAATAGGAAAATACGGATCAATCCTGAGGATGGATCAAATATCACTGGCCTTGGCGAGGTATCAACACTTCTCATTGTCTTCAAAGAAGACGGCATGTATCGGTGGAACAACAGCGCGACTGACGCTGACCAAATTATCAATGTTGGGTGCTCATCGCAAGAAAGTATCGTCAATGTGGGCGGGGGACTTTTGTCATTTTTCAATCAACATGGGGTGTGGATTACTACCGGAGAACAGCCAATTTTAATATCAAAACGTGTCCAGAAGTGGATTGATGGTATGTCTGCCTCGTATTACACAAATGTTGCCTCGTATGGGGACGGAGAACATCTTTTTGTTTCAATTGGTGACTGCACTGTGGATGGTGCGTCTTACAACAACGTGGTGCTTCGGTATACAGTCTCAACGAAAGAATGGACAGCATATTCATATCCGTATGAGTTCCGAGCGTTTTCACGTTTTTTGAATGGAAACGAAACGCAAATTGTTGGTGGTGATACCACAGCACGGGTACTCCAGCTTGAATCAACATCACTTACTGATAATGGCACAGCGATAGGATTCCAGCTTGAATCACACGATATTGATTTTGGGAGTCGAGGGTTGGTCAAAACAATTCAAGAAAGAATCATGGCCTACGGGATTAACCCTGCGTCTGCGATTGTACAAGTGAAAGTGGAGTTTGGTGATTGGGTGACTCTTGGAACAATGAACCAGCAAATCGAAAACTTTATGATCCGTGAATTGCGTGGTCGGTTTTTTCGTTTTCGTATTGTTGGAACATCAAATACAGCCCGGTTCCGGTTTCAAGGTCTTGAATTGCCCAATGTTTCGCCACTGGACTATGCCTAACAATGAATACACAATTTTTGATCCTCTGATAGGGTTGAACGCATGGCTACAGAAAACACAGCCACAGCCTTTGGATACTCTTTCTAATCTTGGGACAACACCGAGTGGATCAAGTGATCCATATAATTCAAGCTCGACTCTCTCAAACCCTCTCAGTCAAGGGTTGCCAACAGGGGTGATATTGTCCGGTGAAATTGGTCAGCTCATTGGCCACGGAAAGAAAACTTTTACCGACACCACAAATGGCTGGCTTCAAGGAGTGGATACGGACGGTGTGTATAAGTGGTTGATTGGTGGCTCCTCGTATTCCATTGATTGGAGCGTGACGACAGAAGGGGTGCTTACAATAAACGGCGTTCTTGTTTCCGGTTCAATTATTACCGGCGAAATTCATATTCCCGACGAAGACACAACCGCAAACAGTTTTCATGTTAATACCACAGGAAACACATGGTGGGGAACAACAGAAAGCAGTTTTAATTCAGACAATACCAATGCGACCGCTTATGTACTAAGCACAGGAGAAGCACGGTTTGCAGATATAACAATTACAGGAACGTCTGATGTATCACTTGGCACAGGTTCTTCAATCCTCAAGGCAAATAGTACGGATGGAATATGGCTGGGGAATGGGGCTTTTGCCTCGGCTCTTTTTTCTGTCTCTCTGGCGGGCGCTATAAAATCCACAAGTGGGGTTATTGGTGGCTGGACACTTTCTGCAACTCAATTTTCATCCGCCTCAGCGTTTATTGACTCATCTGTCCCTTCAATAGGTCTGGGATCGGTTACTGATTATTTCACTGGTATTGGGTTTTGGGTCGGTCTTTCTTCCGCGGCATATAAACTCCATATCGGTGATCCTGATAATGATTATCTGAAATGGGATGGAGCGAACCTTGAGGTAACAGGCACGATTATTGCAACCACCGCGACGATCTCATCGACGACTACGGATACGTTTACGATCAATAGTGATCTCACTGATTCAAATGTTGATCTTGTTTTTGGGCGCACAACTGGGGGGAATGCGACGATGCGGTGGAATGGGACAAAAGTAACCTTGGACAAATTATTTGAAGTTCCTATTTCCACTGCGGGGGGCTCTATTCGCTCAACTCGTACTGTATCGTCATCAAATGTTGGAGGCTTCCTCTTGGCAGGGTATAACGCATCATCTGCCGTGACTGACTATGCACTGATTCATGGAGTTGTGGAGGTAAATACAGCAGGAGCAGAATATGGAGCATTCCGTATTGATACGATGACGAATGGGGCTCTTACGGCCAAGGTCTGGATTGAGGGGACTGGCGACGTTGGGATAGGGACAACCAACCCAATATATAAACTCGATGTTGCTGGTCGACTGCGATCTTTGGATTCTACGAATGGTGGGGGAATTTGGCTTGGCAAGTCTGGAGACAAATCATTTCTTGGAAGAAGTTCAACTGATACGTATACCGGTATTTGGGATGGAGATAACTGGGCAATGATTATCACAGACACCACAGGCTTAATCGGGGTGAATAATCTCTCACCGACCGCACGCATGGATATTATTGATACTAGTGAGCCATTACGCCTTGGCTATGACGTTTTAAACTATGTTTCTTTTACCGTCTCCAGTGGTGGCAACCTTACCGTCGCACCAACAGGGGATTTTATCTTCAACCCGACAGGGAACGATATTTTGCCAACCACAAATTACGACCTCAATTTAGGTTCTTTAAGTAAAAAATATCTTACACTCCATGCGGCCGAATTGTGGGTTGAAACATTGGTAGCACAAAATACGATCGCGACAATCGGTGGGCGTATTCTTGTTGGCCCAACAACGACATTAACGAGAGACCTAACAGACGTGGCGACAACAATTTATGTCAAACACAATGAGATGGCTTCGGGGGACAGAGCGTATATGGAAGCTGACGGAAAGGTGGAATTTTTTGCCATTACAAGTGCGGCCACTCTTGAAGCAGAGGGGGACTATTCCTATACTGTTACACGCAATCTAGACAGTTCAGGAGCGAATCTTTGGTATGCTGGTGACGCAATGTTTAACACTGGAACTACAGGAGATGGATTTATCGATCTCTATTCCATAAACGGAGTAAAAGCAGCGAGCGAAGCAGGGCCAACGATTGTCGGCAATGTTCGCAATTCTGCGACATATAATGATTGGACATCTCATTGGGCAATAGGGAATTTGAATGGGCTATATGGGTATGGAGTGACAACGTATGGTGTGGCCATGGGGGAATATGCGGCCTCGAAAGCACACATCACGATTGATTCTACCAATGGTTTTCGTATCTTTACTGGTACAGGTACGGTTGTTGGTCAATGGAATGCCACAGGTTCGATTACTGTTGGAAATACATCAACTGAACATGTAGCAATTTCTTCGACTGCAGTACAGATAAAGGATGGCTCGACTATTTACACTGATCTCACTGCAGGAGTTCTTTCGTTAGGGGACACTTCAAATGAACACACGCTCATCAATACCTCTGGAGTTGCATTGAAAGATGGATCGAATGTGTACGCGCTCTTTGCGGCAACCACAACAATCGGACTTACGGCTTCTGAGCATGTTAGCATCAGTAGTACGGCAGTACAGATTAAGGATGGTTCAACGGTCTACACTGATTTAACCGCAGGAGTTTTGTCTTTAGGAGATACATCAAACGAACATGTACTGGTGAATACAACAGGGGTATCTCTGAAAGATTCTACCAATGTTTATGGAGTATTCGCGGCAACAACTACCATAGGACTAACTGCGTCCGAGCATGTCAGTATTTCTTCAACTGCTGTCCAAATTAAGGATGGGTCGACAGTCTATACCGACTTGACCGCGGGTGTATTAACTCTGGGATTGGTGAGTGGTGGTGAATATGTAACGATTGATGGTACAAACGGAATTAAAATGTATGGTGGCGCAACACTTAATGTTGATCTCACCAATGCGGGGGTACTTACTCTCGGAGAGACAGCAAACTCGAAAGCTCGCACTCAGATCAGCGCGGGCGCGATTAGTCTCATTTCTCGTAGCGCAGGAGCTGTTGATACTACCGTTTTTAACGTTACAACTGCTGGTGTTGTTACCGTAGGAGATACTGCGGTAGAACATCTGAGTGTTAGCAGTACAGCCGTTCAAATCAAAGACGGTGCAACAGTCTATACTGATCTTACCGCTGGTGCTCTTTCACTTGGAGATACTTCAAATGAACACGTTCTTGTAAATACCTCTGGAGTTGCATTGAAAGATGGATCAAATATCTACGGTCTTTTTGCTGCAACCACAACAATCGGGCTTACCGCTTCAGAACATGTGAGTATTTCATCGACTGCGGTTCAAATCAAGGATGGTTCAAGCGTCTATACCGACCTCACCGCAGGGGTCTTGACTCTTGGACTTACCTCAGGAGGAGAATACACCACTATTGACGGAACAAATGGAATCAAAATGTATGGCGGAGCTGTAGAAACTATCTCGATAACAAATGCTGGTATTGTTACTGTCGGAGAAGTAGGGGCATCAAAGTCAAATATCCAGATTTCTAGCAATCAAATTAACTTACGGACGAATACCACAAATAAAATAACCTTGGATACCAGCGGGAACATCAATATCGTCGGGTCTTTGTTTGTTGGAACATCAGGGAACATCCAGAGTGGTCAGACCGCGTATAACACAGGCACAGGATATTTTCTTGAATACAATGGTGGGACACCCAGATTCAGTATCGGGGACAGTACAACGACAAATAGTTTAACATGGGACGGCTCTTCTCTTTTAGTCAATGGTTCTCCTGTATCAAATGAAACAATTTTTGGAGATGGAAGCGATGGAGACCATACAACAGCTGGTAACGAAACATTGACTGCTGATGTTTATTATTCCAATTTAACGATAGCGACTGGACACACAATCTCTACGGCAGGGTTTCGTATATTTGTTTCTGGAACGCTTACCTTCCAAGGAACGGGAAAACTTTCTGCCGTGGGCGGGGCGGGGGGAAATGGGGGGAATGGAAATTCGTCTGCTCAAGGAGGTACTGCTGGCGTAGCGGGAGCCATTGCACACAGCACGGGGACTCTTCCTGCGGGAGAAGATGGAAAAATCGGGGGCGTTGGTGGGGGAACTGGGTCAGGCGGGGCATGTGAACTTGGCGGTAATGGAACTGCTGGAGATGCTGCAACAAAAGCCCTATCTGGAGCAGGTTCAGCGGGCGGTGAAGCTGGAAACGGAAGCAATGGTTGTACATCTACTGGTTCTGCTGGGAGTGCGGGGTCTGTTTCTGGGACTGTGTTTAATAAAATTCGGAATATTACGTCTGCATTTCAACTTCTTGATAATTTTCCTTCTGTTACCGTATTTTCCATTGCTGCGGGTTCTGGAAGTGGCGAAGGTGGGGCAAGTGGTCGAAACGGAGACAATACAACGTCAGGTGGAGGCGGAGGCGGAGGCGGGTCAGGAGCAACAGGTGGATTTGTATGGTTTGCTGCTCGTAATGTTGTAACCGTGGATGGTAATACCTATGCAACGGCTGCTGGTGGCGTTGGGGGAAACGGTGGGAATGGCGGACAAGGAGCAATAGGCGGCGGAAGCACAGGTGATGGTGGTGGCGGAGGTGGAGGAGCAGGTGGACGCGGGGGAGTTATCGTGCAAATCTATTCTTCCTTGAGCGGCACTGGAATTGCGTCCGTTGCTGGGGGAATTGGCGGCACAGGGGGGACTGCAGGAGGTGGGGGAGGAACCGGTGGGTCGAACGGAACGAATGGGGGGACAGGATTAAATGTTGCGTTAGTTGTTTGATTATGTATTTTGCATACCGAAAAAAAACAGGAGAAGTCATCACCTATTCACAAAATCATTTGGATTTTTCATCTTCGTCTATTCGGGTTGTTGAGGTAGTGCTATCTAAAACAGAAGAAGAAAAAATAAGAAAAGGATATATTTTACGAATGAAAGATGGTATCCTTGAATTGGAAGAACCACAAATAATAAAAGACATAAAATTACAAGAACAACGAAAACAAGAATATCTGATTGATATTCAGGCAATTCAAGAAGCGCGGTCAATGGAAGACTTAAAACCTTTGCTCGTGAAAATGGCAAAGAAAAATTATTATCAATAATATGGCCAAACTACCACCAGGGGACGTGTCCGTTTTTACCAATAACAATGGACAAGTCAAAATTTATAAATTGACCGCGACGAACATAGCCGAAGACAACAAAGGCGCGTGGGCGGTTGGAGGCAAAGTTGACTTTATTGATCAAGGAAGCTACGAGGCAATGAACGCGAAGTATGGGCTTAACGGGTATCTTGAGGTTCCGCAAGATCAAGTTGATTCTTTCCCAAAAGGAGCCGTTGCCACTGATAATGATATTAAAAATGGATTGTACCAAACTTTTGATAATATGGACCCAACTGGGCAAGCGAACCAATACCTTGAAAAAAACATAGATTCTATCGTAAAACAGGTAAAACAATCCATGCAAGGAGGCATTGATAATCTAAAAGCGTACGGGAATGTTTGGAACCAATATAAAGGTTCCCCTCAATATGTAGAGAGCGGGGCTGATATTTCCCAAAAAGACACCCTATCGGCGGCAGGGATTCCAAAAACTACGTCCGGAGCAACAGAACCCATAGACGCAAAAAAATATCTTCTCGAAAAAAACGGAAAATATACTGTTGTCACAAAAAGTTCCATGGGCGGCTTTCTCAAGGCCGGGTACAAACAAATCCAAGGGGTTTTGGATGATGTGCCTGTGGGGGTTCCGCCGCAAGGTTTATTGGATCAAATTTTAACCGGAGCACAATCTGCGTCGGCATCTCCCTCAGGGGCAGTACAACTTGATCCTCAATTTAAACCTAATGAAAATCCCTTTACCGGAGAGATCGTTGACCCAGCTCTCGCGAAACAATTCCAAGAAGATTATTTAGCGTCTTTGGGGAAAAAATCGCAGCCTCAAGCACAACAACAGCCTGCACAACAGCAGACGCAACAACAAACACAGCAACAACAGCCTGCACAACAGCAGACGCAACAACAAACACAGCAGCAAAAGTCTGGTCTTCCGGATGAAATAGCGGTTGGCGCGGCCTTAACAGGGGAAGAATTTGATTTTGAAACATTCAAAGATTTACCGGAGAAAATAAAAAATTCAAAGGGTTGGGAGGCATTAACAGACGAGCAAAAAGTGCTCGCTTACTTTACATATAAAACACAAACAATTACTAATGACGCCGCGAAAATTGACGCGGAGAAAGCGTTGGATGAAGCAATGAAATTGGCCGATCCCTTCTACAAAGAACAGATTAAATTGGCAAAAGAAGGCATAACCCAAAGTATACAAAGTATTGAATTTTCTTCACAATCAAAGCTGGATCAATACCAAAAAAACATTAAAGATTTAGAGGAAACTTTAGCTTTTCAAAAAGAAAACCTATCGCTCGAAGAACAACAAGAACTTTCTCAACAGCTCTTACAAAATAAAAAACAACTTTTTGGATTGCAACAAAACATGGCCGAAGCGGGACTTGCTTTTTCATCTCCTTACCAAGAGGCGGAATCTGATTTGTTAGCTTCACAGCAAGGGTATGCCCAAAGCACAAAACAGCAATTCGCTAAGGCCAAGAAAGCCGCTGAAATGCAAGTCGGACAAAATGTCGCGGGACTTCAACAGGGAATAAGTCAAACAGAACAAGCAAAACAAATGGCACTAAAAGAACTCGGTCTTTCGACAGAATCACAAGTAGGCACACAAAACCTTCCTTCCATTCCAGGGTATACTCCACTTGGTGATATTACCGGTTCTCTCGAAGAACAAAAACAAAGCAAAATCCTTAATTTACAGGAAATTTTGAAACAAAGCAAAACCCTTAATTTACAGGAAAAAATTTTGAAATAAAAACAAAATCCTTTCAATTTCTAGTATGGCTAAAATTCTTGTTGAAAAAAATGGAAAACAAACCGTCGTAACAGAATCTTCCGTCGGAGGATTTTTAAACGCCGGATACAAAAAGGTTGCCGATGTTGGGGATGATATACAAGTCGGGCCAGGAGGAGCCGCTCAATTTGGTACGCTCCCACAAAAAACAACACCATTGACCAATACCATGAGTGGTACGTCTCTAAAGCAACAACTCCCCGAGGCTGTTCCTCAGCCTGGCTCTATGGCTGCGTTTAAAGGTGTGTTGAAAGAAATATCAAATGTTGCATTCCAGCAAGGCCCGAGTCCGACAGACATTATCAAACAATACGCTGCGGGAGGTTTGAAATTGACAACCCCAGAAGCTATCGGCGGCGCGATTTCAATGGATACAGGCTCTCGTGCTGGTACTATTGCTGACATGTTTGAGGATACGTTGAATTTTGCGTTAGAGCAACAAAAAAAAGTGAAAGAACAATTTGACCTGTCTTTGAAACAATTAGACCTTGCGTCCGTGAGTGGTGTCGCGCTCACATCTCAGACACTTAATAATATCGACACTGCCCTCGGTATTCCTGGAGTCGCACAAGCATATTTAACAACAAAACAAAACGTTCTTTCCGCGCAAACAGAACAACAACAAATGTCCGCAGCCATGGATACATTAAAATTCTTAAACGCAATGCCCACTGGTTTTAAGATGAAAATAGGGGATACGGAATATACTGGTTTGGGAGGAGATATAAACAAAGTCTACAAAGAAGTTGACGGAAATGGAAAGGTAACATTTTTAGAAGTTGGCCCTGGAGCGGACGGACAAGGGCTTGAAGTTTTAAGTTCTGCCACTGGGGGACCTGTGGCAAAAGGATTTAAAGGTTCAAGTAGTCCAAAAAGCACACCACAACCAACCACTAAATTTGACAAATTTGTCCAAGAAAAACAAGAAGAAGTAGGAATATCGTTCAATCTTGCGGATCCAAAAGTGAAACAAGGTTTGGAAGCCATGATGTTGTTATCGCCGACTGATAAAAAGAAAATGTATGGGAATAATCTTGATCCGAATGATCCGATTGATGTGTTAAAATATATACAAGAATATAACAAAATAGACTCAGGTCTAAATTTTGATGATCTTTAATAAGATACCATCATTTCATAAATATGGGTATTTTTTCCAATTATGTATCACAATTAGTCGCTAAAAAACTTTCTTCTAAAAAACCAAAGACTGAAGAAAAAATAGAATCAGCTCCACAAAAAGTTATGACTTTTCAGGTTGGAGAAGGTCTTGATATAGAACAAAAACAAAAAGCGCAATCTGTCATACAAAGCCAAATACAACAGCAGAAAAAAACAGAAGCTCCCCCAATAGAAAAATCAAAGAGTATCTTTTCTTCATTGGTAGAAAAATTGCCGGAGGCGGAAGTACCCATTAAAAAAGCAATCACACAAGCATTTCTTCCTGCGGGGACTAAAAAACTTGCGGATGTTATTCCTTTCAAAGAACCAACGTATAAAGGCGGTATTTTTGGGGCTTACGTAAAAGCTGCTGAAAAAGTGAAAGGTTTTGTTGAATCAGGCCAAGAAGAAGCAGCAAAAAAAATGATCGCAAAAGGGCAAGCTTCAACTATGGAACAAGCAAAACAGCAGCTTATTTTGCAAGACGCGGCGATTGGAGCTATAGGATCAGTAGAAAAAATCGGTGGAAAAGTTGCGAAGGAAGTAGGAAAAAAAATAGTTAAAAATATAAAGAGTGAAGGTGGAAAAATACGGGGTTTTGTTCAGAGTGCTAAAGAAAAAATACCAGAAGCAACAAAAAGACAGAAGAATACCATCTACATATCCTTTGTGTAGCAAATGCTTAGCACTTGCT